ATATTTAAAAAACTACAATTTTTTAAATATATAATATCATACTTTTTAATTACTCTAGAAAATGAAGTAAATGATCTATTATTAAACTACTAGTAGTTCCATTACCTAACCATTCTGTATTCATACTTATTTTGTGTGTTTCAATATTATTTAACCATTCAAATACTAAGTCTGTATTAGGATTACTACAATTAAATTGTACACTACAATTAAATTCAAAACTTTGAGGCCTCTCAGTAAAATCACGAGGAACAATAACCGGTGTATTTAATAATGCAGGTTCTTCTTGACCAGTACCACTATCACTAATAATAAACCTACAATTATATACAGTTGTTATATATTCCTTATATGACATTAATGGAATAATTTGTATTGCTCCTAAATTAATATTCCACTTTTCAAGAGAATCTTCTAATCGTTTGAAATATAACATTTTAATTGGTAATTTATATTTATTATAACAGTTATTGCCTAATTTTATTATAGTTTCTAATCTATCCTTATAGTTAAAGTTTTCAGGGCGATGTATATCTATTAAAATCATATTATTAGCTTTATCTATTGTATTTAATTCATTTCTAATTTTTGTAAGAGGTTCTACAATTGTATTTCCAACAACAAATACATTATTTTTAATATTTTCCTTATATAAGAACTCTTTATATTCTTCATGATATACAAATAAAATATCACTACAATGGTCGCATACAGTTCTATTAATCTCTTCAAGCATTCTTTTATCATATGAACGCATTCCTGCTTCAATATGTCCTATTTTATATCCTTCTTTCTTGAGTGGAAGTGATACTGCAGCACTATTAGAATCTCCAAGAAATAATATTAGATCTGGTTTAATATTTTCCTTCTTAAATAATTCTGGTATATTTACAGATAAATATGCGAGTTGTTCATAATGATTTTTTGCATTCTTTCCAGAATCTAATATATAATCTGGATTTCTTATCTGAAGTTCTTCAAAAAATACTTCAGACAAATTCTTATCATAGTGCTGCCCAGTATGAATTAATATATGATTAAAATTATTATCTAATTTTTTAAAAATTTCAGACATACGAATAAAATCAGGGCGAATACCTGTAATTGTAACAATTGTTTTCATATTAATTAAAAAGTATAATATCTTTAGACTAATAATTACAATTTTCAATAGTTTCAGTATATTCTATATATTTATAGTGTGTGTTATAATAATAATTTATCTTCATTTTATATAAATATAGATTAAAATTAAAGTCAGATGTTTTTATAACATATATATATAAAGGATATTGAATAAGTAAAATTAATGATACCAAAATTAGCCTTTACTTATTGGGAAGGTAAACAATTTTCTCCCTTACATTTATTAACAATACATACATTATCTTTTTATAATCCAGATATTTCTATTATAATATACTATTCAGATGATCATGATATAAACCCCTGTTGGGATGGATGTGAACAAAAAGAACCAATTCTAGTAATATCTGATATTAATACACTTAAATCAATTCATAATGTATCATTTCAAAAGATTGATTTTCAATCACTATTTAATTATAATATAACTTCCTCAGTCTATAAAGCAGATATTGTTCGTATTTATAAACTTCATGAGCATGGCGGAATTTGGTTTGATTTTGATATATTCTTTATAAATAAAATTCCAGATATTATATTTAATCAAGAAAACGAATTAGGATTATTTACATATTATAATACACATGCTACAGGATTTGTAATTGGAAAACAAAATAATCAAATATGTAAGAAAATGTTAGATACTATTTTATATAAATTTACAAATAATATAATTGATAGAGATTATGCACAGTTTGGACCATCACTATGGGATAAAACATTCTCAACTTATCCTGATTTATATTCTAAATGTATTATGTACCCAAATACATTAATATATCCGTATTTATATACTGATTTAAATACATTATATTATACATCAAATAATTTACTAACTGAATGTACATTTGGTATTCACTGGTATAATGGCAGCGGACACTCAAAAACATTTATAAATACATATTTTAAAGATAAGAATTTAATATCTAATACTGTATTTACTAATTTAATTGAAGAATTTATTAATTTATCTAATATAACTATTTAATATGTTTAAATTAAAAATTATTATCTATAAAATTTATATAATTGTAGTATATCAATAAAACATTTTTGTTTTAAAAAGTAATTTATTAAAATTATTTAAATATTATATACATGTATAATTATTTTCATTATTAATATTTGTAAAAATTCCTAATTTATCTAAATATACAATTTCATTTTCATTCAAATAATGATGAAGTTTTATATAAAAATATGCTTCTATGTTTCCACTATTTAAGCAAGATACATTTTCTTCTAATAATTTTTTTAATAGATTAAATCGAATAGCATAAAAATAAGTTACCATATTATTTTCACATATTTTATAAATAAAAGCTTTAACTATAGATCTCGATTTTTTTACGTTATTTATTAATGTATCATCAATAATTAAATATCTTCCTGTTATTTTTATTACCCAATCATCATCCTCACAATTCATTTTATTAATAATAGATTGTAATGCAACATATTCCTTATCTGATTTTGTAAAAGCATTTAATTCAATTGAATTTGATATATTACATATATATTTATATGGAAATCGTATATATGGATGAAATTCATTATTATTTGTTTCAGACACAACTCCATATACTGGTAAATTATATGAAAATACTTTTGCTAAAGAATATATATATTCTGTTTCTCGTATTTTCAATATTTCATTTGTAAAATTTGGAATAAAATAAGCAGCAGTTGTTATAAAATTAATTGACATATTATACTAGAATATGTCAATTAATACATCTTTAAATATAATAATATTATCGTCGACATTGTACTTTAATTAAAGGGCAGTCTGTTATATATGTATCATAATATTCTATATCAGATACAATTGCCATATTTGGTGAATCTAAACTACCAAATAAACTTGGTCTTATTTTTATAGATTCTGATAAATACCAACATAATACTGCAAATGCTCTCTCAAATGAATGACGATATTGCCTTTTTAAAAAGAGATAATGTACATATTCTAAAAAATTAAAATTATCTTGAAGTAATTTTACAAATTCATAAGTAATAAATGATGCGCCACCAAGAGACCCTACCCATTTATGTGAATCATATAATCTAATTATATCATCATTATTTGTTAACATTAATAATTCTCTTTCTTCATCAGAAAAATGAATTCTATTTTTTTCAAAATGCCACAAAAATATTACATCTTTTAAATCATAATTATCATAATCAAACTTCTTATGAACCATCATAGAGTCGTGAATAATAACAGCTTTACTAAATGGCTTAACTTTATAAAAGTAATAATATGGAAGAACTTCAGCAGATCCATTAAATTCAGAATCAATAACCATTGTATTTTGTAAAGATATATTTTCTATTAGATCTTTATTACAGTTATCATTAATAATAATAATAGGTTCATTATAAAATTTTCGTATATTATTATAACATAATAACCATATTCTATTATCTTCCTTCTTTTTAACACATCTTGTAAATATAAATCCAAATGTCATATATATATATATATATATATATTTATGATATTTTTAAACTCTATAAATTATATATAGGATTTAAAAAATGATAAATAATATATAGGATTTAAAAAATGATAAATAATATATATACATATGAATAAAATTTCGTTTGTATTACCGACCTGTCAAAATGATATAAAACTTGCTCAAGTGTGTATATTTTCTATTTTATCATTATTTAATAATAATGATATACTCTATATATATATAATAGTTCCTAATAGAGATATTGATATATTTAATAATATATTTAATAATTATAGTAATTGTATAAAAATTATAGATGAAAATATTCTATCCATATATAATATAGATAATTGGAAAAAACAACAAGTAATAAAATTATTTATATCACAATTTATAGAAACTGATTTTTATATTGTATTAGATTCAGATTGCTATTTAACAAAAAAAATACAAATATCTGATATTGTTATTAATAATAAACCAATTCTTAGTCTTCTTGCTAAAGAGAGAAATGCTTGGTTATTAAATTCTTGTAAATATTTTAATATTGAATATGATACCTTACCTGATTATGTAATACATGTAACTCCACAACTTCTTAAAACTGATATTGTTAAAAAATTAATTGTAGAACATGATGTTAATACTCTAATTAATAATAGTTGTAATGAATATTTTTTATATTATTGTTATATAATTAAAAATTATGATATTAATAATATGTTTACAATAGATCCTAATAATCAATTAGCATTCAAACAAGTATGGACTGCAGAAAATATTATTAATGAATCAATTAAAGATACAATACATGAGCAGTTTCATAATAAACAAACATTATTTACTTTATTTCAAAGTAATATGCGTTATAATCAAGATATATATTTACCTATTATTTATTCATGTATTAAAGAGAATTTAGACTGCTGACAATTTTAATATACTATATCTTATTATACTTAAAATATTACATATATATATTATATATATATATATGGAAGTTATTAGTTTAGGAGGAGTTGGAGGATCTGAATTATCTAAAATATTAAGAACACTAAACTATCCAGCATATCCCTACGATTGGTTAGTATGTAATCAATCATTTGTAATAAATTCATTTTGTGATATAACTAAATTTTTTAATTTGGAAGATAATTCATATATATATCAAACAAATAAATTTTTACATCCAACTTTGGGAGCAGTAATGCTACATGGTTGTAATAACTATATATTAGAAAAACAAGATATTATTAATAAATATAATAGACGTTTTCAAAGATTATATTCTAAACTAGAAAATACAGAATCAATTTTATTTGTTAGATTAATGGATAATATAAATATTAATATTAATGGATATGAAGATATATATATTAGAGAAGAAGAATCAATTAATAAATGGAATTTATTTCTTAATATGTTGATTAATAAATATAATAAAAAGTTATATTTATTACTTATTACATCAGATCCTACAGTTACAATTAATAATAATATAAATGAAAATATATATTTATCACATTGTGAGACTGATATAACAAGTGCTATTAGTAACTTATATAATAAATTAA